CGGTACTAACCTAAACTTAGCTAAATTACTTGCAGCTAAAAAAGCATTGGACGCTAAAAACGTACCATCTGAAGGCCGTTGCATGATTATCCACGCAAACGGTTTATCTGCATTGCTTGATGAAACTGAAATTACTAGCTCAGACTTTGCATCTGTAAAGGCTCTAGTACAGGGTGACATTGATACCTTCTTAGGTTTCAAGTTCATCACATTGGGTGACAGAGACGAGGGTGGCTTACCATTACCATCAACACGCTCTAGCTTCGCATTCCACCGCGATGCAATCGGTCTTGGTGTTGGTATGAACCAGCGTTCAGAAATCAACTATGTTCCTGAGAAGACATCATTCTTGGTATCTTCTATGTTCAGCGCTGGCGCTATTGCCATCGATGACGAGGGCATTGTTAAAATCTCTAGCACAGAATAAGAAGGAGACTGAACAATGGCTTATAGCTCAACTGGTTTTGCAACAATAGGAGCAGCAAAGCGCGGAAACGCACCTTCTGTTTATTCCTATAGCACAACTGACGCAATCGCTGATGTGAACACAGAGGGTTACTTTAACGACCTATCTGACACATTAGAGGTTGGTGACTTAATCTACTGCGTAACCTCAACTGGCTCTACAGCAGTAGCAACATTGGTCTATGTTTTAACTAATACATCTGGCGTTGTTGACGTAACCGACGGCACAACATTAGCTAATACTGACACTGACTAATCCTAATCGGGGCAGCTTCGGTTGCCCCGGTTCCCCATTCTAGGAGACGCAGATGGCATCTGGCGATACCAAATTATCTATCTGTAACGATGCGCTCATTATGTTGGGCGCTCAAACTTTATCTAGCTTCAGCGATGGTACTGACGAGGCACAGGTTGCCGACCGTCTATATGACGATGTGCGCGATACATTACTGATGCAATACGCTTATAGCTGGTCAGTAAAAAAGGTACAGCTATCCCGGTTGGCAGACGCGCCTATAAACGAATGGAGATATAAATTTGCGCTACCTAGCGATATATTAGGCAACCCAAAGGCGGTGTTTAATGTTAGCGCTGTTAGCGCTCAATCAGTAAGAGACTTTGAAATTTACTCTGGTGGTCTTTACACAAACTTTGAGACTATCTGGATAGATTACCAGTTTCGCCCAGAGCCTACTATATTCCCACCATATTTTGTGCGCCTGTTAAAAACAGCGTGCGCCGCAGAATTTGCAGAGCCTATCACAGACCAGATAACCAAGGCAGAGTATTTTCATGCGCGTGCTTACGGCTCACCATCAGAGAGTATGCGTGGCGGTTTAGTGCGTGTTGCTATTAACATTGATGGTGCAGACAGACCATCGCAAACAATACAAGAGTTCCCAATTTCAGATATAAGGTTCTAGCATGAGCCGTATTATTCAATTACAGAATGATTTTACGAGCGGCGAATTAGACCCAAAGCTAAGAGGGCGCACAGACATACGCCAGTATTCGTCTGGCCTATCTACAGCACAAAACGTAACGATACAGCCACAGGGCGGCGCAAAGCGCAGAGACGGCACGCAGTTTGTTACTGCGCTAGATGCTGGCGCTGCTAATGCTGTTCGCATGGTGTCGTTTGAGTTTAGCGTTGACGATAGCTATATGCTCGTATTTACGCCCGGCAAGATGTATGTCTTTAAGGATAAGGCGCTAGTCACAAACATTAACGGCAGTGGTAACGACTTTGCTACTGTGTCTGCTCTTACTGCTGCAATACTGCCAGAGGTAAACTGGGTACAGTCTGCCGATACTGTTGTTATGGTTCACGAAGACCTAGAGCCTATTAAGATAGTGCGCGGCGGTAATGATGCTACTTGGACAATAAGCACTATAGCTTTCTCGCATATACCTTACTACGCCTTCACGTTAATTATAGACAGCCCACAATATACGATAACACCTAGCGCGGTATCAGGTAATATAACAATAACTGCGTCGTCCGTTACAACAGATAACGGCACGGCACAGGCTGGAACGACAACAACGATTACGCTAAAGGCCGCTACAAGCTATACATCTGACGACCAGTGTAATGGCCTGTCTATTCACTTAACTGGCGGCACAGGTTCTGGACAATACAGACACATAACCGATTATGATGCCACGACTAAGATAGCAACAGTTTACCCGGCCTTTGACCCGGCACCAGATGCGACAACACAATATACTGTAAAGGCATTTGGAGAGGATAGCGTCGAGGAGTATTTCGTTGCGAAAAATGGTTTTGGTCGTGCAAGAATTACCGAATATGTTAGCGACACAAGTGTAAAAGCATTTGTCGTAATACCTTTTTTTGACACATCTGCACTAACATCTAGCAGCTGGGAGCTAGAGTACGGATACGAAGAAGTCTGGTCTAGTGCAAGGGGTTGGCCTAGAAGCGCTACATTTCACGAAGGACGTTTATACTTTGGCGGATCCAAATCTAGGCCATCAACTTTATGGGGTAGCCGGGTATCTGACTTTTTTAACTTTGACCAAGGGCAATCTCTCGATGATGCGTCTATAGATGTTACGCTAGACACCGGCACATTTAATGCTATTGTCGATATATTCTCTGGTCGTAACTTGCAGATATTCACGACAGGCGGTGAGTTTACCGTGCCTCAGTCTTTGGGCAATCCAATTACACCTAGCAATATTATCGTAAAGCAACAAACTAGCTTTGGCATGAAGCCCGGCATTCGTTTGCAGAACGTGGACGGCGGCACGCTATACATCCAGAGACAAGGTCGTGCATTGCAAGAGTTCTTGTTTAGCGATGGCGTTGATGCGTATGCGTCTACTAAGATATCTCTGTTATCGTCGCACTTGCTAAAAACGCCAGAAGAAATGGCGGTGCGTGTGTCTACCTCTACTGACGAGGGCGATAGGTTGCTTATTGTAAATGCTGATGATGGCACGATAGCGTGCTATACGTTACTGCGTAGTCAGCAAGTAGTGGCGCCTAGCGAATGGACTACAGACGGTGAGTTCGTGAATATTGGCGTTGATATCGATGATATATATACCGTTGTAAAGCGCAACGTAAATAGCGCTGATGTGTATTACGTTGAGGTATTCGACGATACTCTGTTGCTCGATTGCGCTAAGACAGGTGGCGCCGGTGCATCTACAACCGTAGACCACTTAGAGGGTGAGACGATTAAGATAATACGTGATGGTATTCTTGAGGCAGACCAAACTGTACCGGCATCACCATTTACGATTACATTTGACCAAGCGGCGACATCTAGTTTTGAGGTTGGGTTGAACTTTACGCCTATAATTAAAACGCTACCAGTCGAGCCTAATTTAACAAGTGGGTCGCTAAAAGGATTTAAAAAGCGTATATTTGAGGTAAATGTAGAATTGTTTGAGACGCAGTCTCTAACGGTAGATGGTAAAGAGGTAGCGTTTAGGCGTTTTGGTTCTGGTGTATTGGACGAAGATATTACCGAATATACAGGGATTAAAACAGTAAACGGTATTCTAGGATACAGTTATGATGGACAAATCACGCTATCACAAACAGCGCCATTAAAAATGAACGTGTTAGCATTAGAGTATAAAGTGAGTGCCGGTCAATGAGTGCAAGCCCAGCAATGATATTACAAGGCGCATCTGCCATAATGAAGATGCAAGCAGCGCAAACGCAAGCTAAAGGTTTTGCGGCGCAAGCGTCTTACGCTAAGATGCAAGCCAGAAGCGAGATGCTAAAATACAAGCAACAGGGCGTGGCTGTATTGCGTAACTTGGTTCGCACACAGGCATCTATCAATGCCGGGGCTGGCGCTAGAGGCTTTGATAGCTACTCAGGCACACCATTGGGTCTAAGTAGATACGCCGCATCAGAGGCAGCTAACGAATATTTCTTAACACGCGAGGGGCAAACCATTGCGCTACGCACAGGCGAAATAAGAGCAGACCAATACATGAAGCAAGCATCCGCAGTAAAGCAAGAAGCGTTTATGTCTGCGGCATTTGGGTTAGGTCGTCAGGCTTATTCGCAAAGTCAATTAGGCGGGCAATTAGAGATTTATTGAGGAAGAGATGGCTGAGTTACCAAGATACAGACCACTAGGTGTTTCAATACCATCGATGCCAAGCGTCGATTATATTAGCGCGGCTAAAACAAAGGCCGGTGTGTTTGATACGGTATCTAACGCGTTAGATAAGATGTCTGAGTTTGCGTTTGAAAAGCAAAAGGCCAGAGTGGAGCTAGAGGGTGCTGCGTATGGCGCGGCTAATGCACCAACAAAAGAGCAGATAGAAACAGCGAAGAAACCTATATCTGAAATGATGCAGATAGACCCGACTACTGTATTCGGTGCTGCGGCTAAAACGGCAGCAGCAGAGCAGATAGAGGGTCGCTTTTTAGTGCGTGCTGGTAGTGAGCTAACGCAGTTACGCATGGATGCAAAAGAAAATGATACTGCTATTGATGTATTCCAAGGACAGGTGCAAAACCTAATAGATGGCTATAGCAGTATCTTGCAAGGCATTAGCCCAGAGGCCGCAAATAAGTTTGCGGCTACACTAGCAACAAAAGGTAACAGCGCAATCATCTCGCACAACGATGGTTTGATTGCGGCTCAAGAGCAACAAGATGATGCGGCAGCGGCTGTTTCTGCTGATGCAGTTATAAACCAAGGTATGTTAGATATTTTTACTAACCCAATTAAGTTTACGGAAACTGGGGAGGCGTTATCTTTAGACGAACAATTAGATGTAGCTAGGCGAGAAATAGTTGATATGGGAAATGCGACTTCAAACCCAGATACTTTTATTTCTACAAGACTAAAAGCATTTGACGATAGAGCGAGCGAGTTAAAAAAAGCGACTATAAAAGAATGGGCGCTAGAAGACCCTAACTTGCATTTTAATCAAATAAGAAAAGGCCAGTTTGAAAACTTAGAAATACAAAGCGTATATTCTTCTATGAGTGTGGAAGAACGTAACGAGGCTTTGGATGTAGCGGTAGAGGCGTTTGACTTACAAGTTAAAATGGACGAATACGCTGATAAAATAGAGGAAGCAGAAAAAGAAGAGGCCGCTAACAATGCTATTGTTGGATATGTAGATGCTAGAATAAGTGGTAACAATGAGGCTGTTCAAGAAAATTTAGAAATTCTTAGAGTTAATGACCCAGAAAAATATGTAAAATATTCTGAAGATATGGCAAAAGCTGGTGTCATAAGTGACCGCGAAACTATTGTATATTTAGATAGGAATATAGCTAACAGAACCTTAACAAATACAATGGTAGAGCAAGAATATTTCAATGGGCGTTTATCTTTGGCAGATTTTAAAACATATAATAGCTCTGCATCATCCTTAAAAGACCAGAGTTATAAAAGCGCTGCAAAGATGGCAAACCTTGCTTTTGGATTACCTGAGTTACCATTATTTAATCCGAGCCCAGTACAAAGAAAAGCAC